GTGGTATGGCTATATTAACCATACTATTAGGAACAATAAAATAAAGGAATATCATGGATATTAAATCAATGTTGATTAAACTAGCTGAAGAACAAGCAGAAAAGATGCAAGAAGAAGCTGTAAAACATCTTGGTTCAGATGAAATGACAGAGAAGATTGCTACTGCTATTAATAAGCGAATTGACATCCCATTTGTATCAGAAGATAAAGAACAAATATTTTTTGAAAAGATGGTTGATGTTGTAACAGATATACTAGAAGGAGTATTTAAAGGTAAATAAATGTTAGTAATAATATTATCACTCGCACTATCTGAGCAACCAGATAGCACAAAAATAAAAGCAACAACTAATCCGACATATAATGTAATGGCTTACAATATGGAAGATGTTAAGAAGAAAAAGAAAAAAGGAAAGAAGATTTCCGGTAAAGGTAAAAAGAAGAAGAAAGGCTTTTTCTCTAAGGTATTTGGGTCAAAGTAATGCCTAAATTTGGTAAAAGAAGTAAAGAGCGATTAAAGGGCGTTGATGCAAAGCTTGTCAATGTCCTAAATGAAGTCGTTAAGTATTTTGACATTACTGTAATAGAAGGTCTTAGAAGTCAAGAACGTCAAAACCAATTAGTAGCCGAAGGACTTAGTAAGACAAAGTTTGGTAAGCACGTTCAAGGTAAAGCCGTTGATATTTCTCCATATCCGATAGATTGGGAAGCTAGGGATGACTTCCATTACCTAGGCGGGTTTGTACTCGCTACGGCCGCTTCTATGGGTGTTAAGATACGTTGGGGTGGAGATTGGAACGCTAGTTCTCTTTTTAAAGGTAAACGCACAACTAAAGATAATAAATTTGATGACCTTGTGCATTTTGAATTATTGGAAGATTAATGCCTAAACAATACCTTACTATAAAAGATTGGTCTGGTGGAATGAATAATAGAAGAGACCCAAGAGATTTGCAAGACAATGAATCTTCAGAGATTCAAAATATGTCTATTGACGCTTTAGGTAAAATAAAAACTTCTGGGGTTTTATATGCTCATATAGAAGGTTCTGATGGTTCTACTGACTTAAGTGAATACTTTGTAGAAAGAACAGCTGCATTGAATGGTTCTGGCGGATATGGTTTATTTTATTTTGAATCTGACCATAGCAAAGATAGTAATTATAGTATTACCGATACTAAGCATCCGGGTACAAGTAATGATTTAACATTAGGTAGCTCAGCTGGAAATATAAAATTTGTTGCAAAGCTAGTTGGTGGAGACAATACAGATACAGCACCTTCATATAATCCTGAATAATGCCTGTACCTACTAAACAACATTTGCAATTAGTTCTAGGAACAAGTTCTGTTAATAGTACTATATATACATCTAGTCTTATTAAAACTGGAGATACTTTAAAGATAAGTGGTACTGGAAGTAATGATGGAGTATTTACTGTAACAGACATTGTAAATACACTAAGTACTGGTGAAGGTGTTGGCACTACTTTTACAGATGTAACTGGTGGTTCAACTTCATCTGGAGATACTGCAGTAACTTTAGATGGAGCAAATACCAGTATGGTTGTTGGATTATCTGTTTCAGGTACTAATATAGCTTCTGAAACTTATGTTGCTGCTGTTAATGGAGCTCAGACTGCAATAACATTATCAAAAAATACAACTGGAATAGTTAATTCTGGAGCAACTCTTACATTTGGAGATGCGGATATATATTATGTATTGAAAGGTAGGGGAATTGTAGATGATTCTTCGGGTGGAGACCCTGTAATAGAGGTAATAAGAACTAATGTTGGCGATAAAATGCTTGCTCTTGGAGATGTTGATAGCGAAGGAAATGTAGATATATGGTCTAGTAATGCAACCACTACTTATAGTAATAAAAATGAAGGGTGGGAACAATCAGCTATAAGCCCAACAATAAGAGGTAATGATGCTAAATATATATTTCACATAGCTGATGACGCTGTTAGAGTATGCAATGTAAATGATGAAAATACAAGTATTGTAAAATGGTATGGATACATACAAAGAAATCAATTCAATGCTACTACTGGGCTTGTATTTGCTGAATATCAAGAACATCCTAATTCTTTAGCTCCTCCAAAAATTGCAACTAAATTTTCATATGCATTTGGCACATCTAGTCACGATAATACCGCTGCTGGTAATTACTACTTAAATCCATCTTCTCACGATTTTAGGGGGGTTGCGATTCAAAAGTATGCAAGTAATCTACCTCTTCAAATGGGGCTAGATTTAAGTACAACTAGCACATCATTTCAATTTGAAGATGCTAGCAATAATGATAAAACTGGTAGAGCTATTGTAGGTGAAGTAATTTCTGTAAGCAGCGGCACATCATCTAGTGATGGTGTTGGTGATTTAGGAGAGTATCCAAAAGAATTTATGTTTTGCAAAAAAGCATTTAGCACAACAAATGGCAGAGCAACATATTTAAGGTCTTATGGTGGGAATCTTGATGGTACAGCTCCATTTGATTTTGTAGATAATGCTATGCCAATAATAGAAAGAGGTACTGGTTGGAATATTGGAGTAGATGATGGTACATCAGAAGGAACTTGGGAAGCTGGTACATATGAGTTTTATGAAACTTTTATATACGATGGCAATCAAGAATCATTACCAGTTCAAATAGGAAATGGAGCAGCTACAATAGCAGCATTTACTCATACTGCAGCTGGTTCTAAAGCTCTTCAAATTTCTATATATGCTGATTTAGCTTATAGTGGAAGAATAACTGGTGGAAGAATTTATATAAGATTGCAAAATACAGATGATGATTTAGTAATGGTATCTGATATAGATATAGTAAAAGGTGTTAGAATGTCACTAGATGGAGATTATAAGTCTTGGAGTTACCAAAGTGGTAAAGGATATTATGCAGTTGGAAATGCAACTGGTAATTCTGTTAATCCTAATTTAGATACATATAGAACAATTAATGGATTTGGCCCAGATTTAAAATTCTTAGGTATTGGTGGAATGAATGAGGGATATAAATCTTCTGTTGTGGCTGGTAGAAGAGTATTCGTAGCTAATGTTAAATTAAAAATAGATTCTGGCGAACTAAAGAAATTTGGTGACAGAATAATGTATAGTGAAATAAATAAATTTGATACATTCTTAGAACATAATTTTATAGATGTGTCAAAAGGTGATTATGGAGAATATTCAGCATTAGAATCTTATGCTGATAGATTATTAGCATTTAAACATAATTTAGTTCATATAATAAATATATCTAGCCCTAGTTCATCTAATTGGTATCTTGAAGATACTTTTAAATATTATGGAGTATCTCATCAATTTAGTGTTGCTAAAACAAAGAATGGAGTAGCTTGGGTATCAGATGATGGTTGTTATTTTTATGATGGCAAAGATATAAAAAATCTTATAGATAGAAAAATTTCTGTTAGTGAAGCTTCTTTTGGAAGCACAAATTGGAATGATTGGTATAGGGGTTCTAATATTCAAAAAGATGCAATGTTGGGATATGACCCAATAACAAATTCTTTAATTATGATGAGAAGCCCTAATGATGCCTCAGCCAATTCAAACCAAGCTTTTATATATGATTTTGACAGTAAGGGATGGACATACAATACAAGTCTATTTACAGATAGTAGTTATTATACTAATTTTGTAACAGATATGAATAATAATTTAACTGTTGCTAAACATGATGGAAGTAATGATGTTGATTTTTTAAAATTCCTACCAATACAATCATCTCAAGGATATTCTAAATTTACTACAAAAGATATAGACTTTGGCAATCCTGAATTAATAAAAAAAGTATACAAAGTAATTGTTACATATAAATCAAGTGAAGCTGTAACAACTCCATTTGATTACGCAATAGATGGTAAGCAGAATTTTTCTGGAGATGGAGGTGGAACTTTTACTGGCAATTTGGCAAATACTTCAAATAAATGGGATGTTCTTACATTAACTCCATCATCTGTAATATCATGTCAAAGTATACAAATACAGTTTGATTTAAATGGTGATGATACTAAAATTGAAATTAATGATATGTCAATTCAATATAGAACAATAAGAAATAAAGTAGCTACATAATGGCATTAACCGAAAGAGATTTAAGAAAGCTAATTAATACTAAACAATCTTCGTCTGAGTTTCAAGGTTCTCCATCAATATCTAATATGATTGATGGCCAAATGGCA